GCAATCGTTTGCTACAGCAGACATAGTGCCTATTGCATTGTTGCACATTGATAGCTTGCTCAAGGGTATGCAATCGTGTATAGTGAACTCAGTGCATGACAGTATTGTTATTGACATACATCCTGACGAAGAAGCGCAGGTAATCAATGTCATACAACAGACTAATGATGCACTACCTTATCTCATCACCCAACGCTGGGGTGTTGAGTTCAATGTGCCTTTATTATTAGAGGCAAAAATAGGCCCGAATTGGCTTGACGTGAAGGACGTAATCTGATATAACTATGCATCTTACAACTGAAAAGGAGTTAATAAACATGAACGATATTACAACGATTGATACTAATAACTACGCTGAAATGGCAAAGGCTATGGGTCTTGCTAACGAGGCACCTGCACAGAAGAAACAAGGTATGTTCCTTGCTCGTCTGCGCATTAACCACACACCTATCCTTGGTTCAGATACCATTAAGGTCAAGGGTGGTACATACAAGCTGGAGATTCCTGATGGCCCTACGTACTACGCAGAGTCAGCAGTAATGCGTCCATTCCTACAACGCTTCATGTACAAGAAGTTTGTGATGGGCAATGGCGGCACACCTAATCGTTATGTCAAGACTGTTATGGCTGATACGCTTAACATGGACTTGAAAGATAACGATGGTGGCTTCAACTGTGGTAAGCCTTCTGGTTGGATTGAAGACTTCAAGTCCCTGCCAGATGGTACTAAGGAACTCATCCGTTCTATCAAGCGTGTACGTGTAGTGCTTGGTACAGTTGAGTTGGTTAACCCAAAGGATGCGGATGGTAATCCTGTAGACTTAGAAGCTACGCCATTCATCTGGGAAGTAGAGAACCGTGATGCCTTTAAGACTATTGGTGGTGTGTTTACACAGCTTGCCAAGATGAAGCGTCTTCCTGTGCAGCACAATGTTACGCTGAATACTGAAGAGCGTAAGCTGCCTAATGGTAATAGCTTCTACTTACCTAATACATCCTTGGACATCACTAACACAGTGGAACTCACACAGGATGACCAGACAAAGTTTGCTGACTTCATGTCGTGGGTTACTAACTACAACGAGTACATCATCAATACTTACGCAGAGAAAGCGTCAAGCAAAAACGATATGGACTTGGATGAAGTAGACATTGACGGTGTGGTTGATGTCGAGTTTGAAGAAGAGGTAGCATAATGAACCATCCTGCTGAACTGGCACTGCATCAGTATCTTGAGAACGCTGTAACAGGCAAATCAAGTATGTCACAACGGACAATCACACAGATTGGTCTTGATGTGATGGCTGCTGCAGCACGTCAGTTCGGTGGGGGTAACAAGCGTGACAAGTTCGGCCTACGTATGTCAAACGTAGGTAGGCCAACTTGCCAACTCTGGTATGATAAGAACAAGCCAGAGGTAGCGTTACCCTTTCCGACAACATTCGTAATGAACATGATGATTGGTGACATTGTTGAAGCAGTGTTCAAAGGCATCCTTAAAGAAGCAGGAGTTAAGTATGAAGACACGGATAAAGTTTCTCTTGACCTTGGTGACGATAGCGTTTCTGGTTCTTATGACCTCATCATTGATGGTGCAGTTGATGATATTAAATCAGCTTCAGACTGGTCATATAGAAACAAGTTTGAATCCTATGATACTCTTGCCAGCGGTGATGGCTTCGGGTATGTGGCTCAGTTAGCTGGTTATGCTAAAGCTGCAGACAAGAAGGCAGGTGGCTGGTGGGTAGTAAACAAAGCCAATGGTCAGTTCAAGTATGTACCAGCTACAGGTCTTGATGTGGATACTGAAGTGTCCAAGATTAAAGATACCGTAGATAAAGTAAAGGAGAACAAGTTTGAAAGATGTTTTGAACCAGTGCCTGAGACTTTTCGTGGCAAGCCCACAGGTAATAAAGTCCTTAATGACGGATGCAGATTTTGTAACTACCGTTTTGATTGTTGGGATAGTCTTACTGAGCGTCCATCTGTAAAGTCACAGGCAAAGAACCCACCTACAGTAAGTTACATAGGTGAAGTCATTGCCTAACGCAAAACAATTTAGAGCAGCACGAAAGTATGGCTATCGTAGCGGTCTGGAACTCAAGGTATCGGACTATCTCACAGAACTTAACGTAGAGTTCTTATATGAACAAGTTAAGATTGAGTGGGAAGACCTTGCATACAGAACCTACACACCAGACTTCGTGCTGTCCAACGGCATCATAATTGAAACAAAGGGTATGTTCACCGCAGCAGATAGACGCAAGCATCTGGCTATTAAAAAGCAGCATCCCAAGTTGGATATACGCTTTGTGTTTGAAAGCAGCAGACGCAAACTACGTAAGGGTGCTAAGTCTACCTACGGTGAATGGTGTATCAAGTACGGCTTTAGATACTATGACAGGATTATTCCTGAAGATTGGTTGAAGGAGAAGGGCAAGAACAAGCATCCAAAGTTTATTAAGTTTGGCGGCACAAAAGTGAAAAGGAGATAGAGTATGGACATGATGGACAAACTAGCTAAAGAAGTACAGAACGAAGACTTACTCATACGTGTCAGGCCATTCGCAGATAACGATGGGAAATGGTCAGGTGAAGTTGACATATCTATAATGGCTATGCCGGATAACCCCTTAGACGATGATGACTATTATCAGATAATGCACTTTGCTAAGATGATGTGTGCTGCTGTGCCTGTCATGGAAGAGGTAGAAGAACTACGCAATATTGTTCACGAGTATGTCACAAAAGTTATTGACAACGAGATGGATATTGATGTAGAACTAGAGGAAGAGATTGGCGTTGAAAAGACATACGATGGTAACGTAATACACCTTAACTTTAACACAAAGACAGGGGGTTCAGCATGAGTAGACACGAAGCGTATATGAAACAGGCGGCAGCACACTGTGACGCACTAGAACAAGCAGGTAAAGAAGCATGGGGCAATGTTGATATGGTCAACAGTCCACCGCACTACAACCAGACAGGCATTGAATGTATTCATGCCATCTCTGCTGCTACTGGTGATGGGTTTAAGTATTACCTGCAGGGTAACATTATGAAATACCTCTGGCGTTTTGACTACAAAGACAAACCGCTAGAAGACTTGAAGAAAGCACAGTGGTATTTGGACAAGTTGATTGAAGAGGTAATGGCTAATGAAAGTTAAGATGTTTATTACCATTGACATTGACGATGAAGAATACCCCGTCCCTGCTGATGGGCAGGTGGGCGAGGAGTTAGAAGAAAGCATCCAAGAATACTTTTATGATATTGACGGTGCTAACATTAGAAACATTAGAACGATAACGGAGTAAGAGATGATAAGCAATACACTACCAACAGACTACCAGAATTTCATAGCCCTTTCACGCTATGCAAGATGGAAAGAAGATGAGCAACGAAGGGAGACATGGGGTGAAACTGTCAATAGATACTTTGATTATATGGCTGGTCATCTGCTTTCTAAGCATGGCTATAAGCTACCAGATACACTAAGAGGTGAGTTAGAGGAAGCTGTTCTCAATCAAGCTATCATGCCTAGCATGAGGGCGTTAATGACTGCTGGCCCAGCACTGGACAGATGTCATGTTGGTGGGTACAACTGTTCATACGTGCCTGTTGATAGCCCACGTGCTTTTGATGAGACTATGTACATCCTTATGTGTGGCACAGGCGTTGGCTTTAGCGTTGAACGTCACTGTATTGAAAAGCTGCCCATTGTGAATGAAGAGTTTCACGAGACAGACACAGTAATCAAAGTAGGTGATAGCCGCCCCGGATGGGCTAAGTCACTGAAGGAACTGATTGCTATGTTGTACAGTGGACAGATTCCTAAGTGGGATGTATCAGAGGTACGCCCAGCGGGTGCAAGACTAAAGACATTTGGTGGTCGTGCATCAGGCCCACAGCCTTTGGTTGAACTGTTTGAGTTCGTTATACAGAAGTTTAAAGGTGCAGCAGGTCGCAGACTCTATCCAATCGAATGCCACGACATCATGTGTAAGATTGGTGAGGTTGTAGTCGTAGGTGGTGTACGCCGTAGTGCATTGATTTCATTGTCTAATCTTAATGATGACCAGATGGCTCATGCCAAGTCAGGTCAATGGTGGGAGCATGAAGGTCAACGTGCGTTGGCAAATAACTCCGTAGCTTACAAGACTAAGCCGGAGATGGGTACATTCATGCGTGAGTGGTTGTCTCTGTACGACAGTAAGTCAGGTGAGCGTGGTATCTTTAATCGCCAGTCAGCAAAGGTACAAGCTGCAAAGAATGGTAGGCGTGATGTTGACCACGACTTTGGTTGCAACCCTTGTTCTGAGATTATCCTACGTCCTTATCAGTTCTGTAACTTGTCAGAGGTTGTTGCACGTGAAACAGATACATTAGTATCTTTGAAAGAAAGGTGCGGCTTGCCACTATCTTGGGTACATTCCAAGCTACGCTGACAAACTTCAAGTACATACGTAACATATGGAAAGCAAACACAGAGCAAGAACGCTTGCTTGGTGTGTCGCTGACAGGCATCATGGATTGTGCTGCCCTACACAAAGGTAAGCAGGTAGCTGATACTCTTGAGATGCTGCGTGTTACAGCCATTGATGCAAACAAAGCCATGGCATGGGAACTTGGCGTTGAGCAGTCTGCTGCTATCACCTGTGTCAAGCCTAGTGGTACAGTATCACAGCTTGTGGATAGTGCCAGTGGTATTCATGCCAGACATAACCCATACTACATTCGCACTGTTCGTGGGGATAACAAAGACCCATTGACACAGTTCTTGATTTCACAGGACATACCTGCTGAACCTGACGTAATGAAGCCCGACTCAACGACAGTGTTTAGCTTTCCTATGAAATCACCTAAGAACGCAGTGACACGTACAGCTATGACAGCCATCGAACAGCTTGAACTGTGGCTAACTTACCAGCGTCACTGGTGTGAACACAAACCATCAGTCACCATCTCAGTAAAAGAGAATGAGTGGATGGCTGTAGGTGCGTGGGTCTACGAACACTTTGATGAGGTCAGTGGTATTAGCTTCCTGCCATTTAGTGAGCATACATATCAACAAGCACCTTATCAGGACATTGATGCTGACACCTACAAAGAGTGGGCAGCTAAGATGCCAAAGAACGTAGACTGGTCTATGCTGCAGGAGTTTGAGAAGGAAGATACTACATCAGGTGGACGTGAGTTAGCTTGTACTGCTGGCGTCTGTGAAGTAGTTGACTTGAACGCAGCATGAGTGTAGTATGGAAGACAGGTGACGGGTGGGTGCAACATAACCCACCTGCTCATCACCCAAGTAGAGAAGAATGGTTGAAACAAAAAGCAAAGGAGAAAGAGAATGAAAAATCTGGAACCCAAAACTGAAGACCGCAAGAAGTTTGACATTGACCTTGAGTATGGAAAGGTGCGTGAGCAGATGGTAGCAGATATGCTACAGGATAAGAAGATTGAGGTGAAGAGTGAACGTGACGTGTGGCAGAAGACAGGCAACATTGCAATTGAATACGAATGCTATGGCAAGCCTAGTGGAATAAATGCCACTGAATCAGACTACTGGTTTCACAACCTGTGTATTGGTGATGAGACATTCGCTACGATTGTCTTTGACACGAACAGCCTCAAGCGTATCATTGCTAACCTAGATAAGAAGCGCAGTGTTTCTGGCGGGGATAACAATGCAGCACGTATGTACTTACTGAATCTGCAAAAGCTGTTCTCCTCTGACGTAATCAAAGCATTTAAGGAGACTAAAGATGCGGCGTAATGGATTAAGTAAGTACGATGCTCCACTGCGTATTCAATACCAGTGGGGGTATGAAGCATTTAAGCATGGTGGTAGGTTTAATAAGAAGGGCGTATACCTAGAGCATCGCCCTAATATGGACACCCATACTATGCAAGCACGTGAGTGGCAGCGTGGTTGGAACGATGCCTACTATGAGCAGCTAAACAGGGTACAAACAAATGAAGCTAGAGCAAGAAGCTAAACAATGGATGAAGGAGCGATATATGAGTGACATTACAGCAACAGAATACCAGCGTAAGGCAGCAGAGACTGCTATCTTCCCTAAAGAAAAAGCCCTTGAGTATCTTACTCTTGGGCTTGCTGGTGAGGCTGGTGAGATTTCTAACAAAGTAAAGAAGCTAATACGTGATGGTGCAGATAGGGAAGATTATCATGCTAAGTTAAACGCTATAGGCCATGAGTTAGGTGATGTGTTGTGGTATTGCGCCATGCTTGCGAAAGAAGTGGACATGAACCTTGGTAGAATCATGGAAGACAACTTGGACAAACTGGCTGATAGGAAGGCTAGGAATCGTCTACAAGGTGATGGGGATAACCGATGATACTATTAGGTATTGTAGCAATGCTATATATGTATTTGTTGCATGTATTAGTAAAGGAGCAGGGGATTTGATTCCCCTGTTTTTTTTTATCTGTACGCCGCCTTTAATGCTTTACCATACTCAGCAAGGGCAAATAAGTCTTCCACACTAGCACCATCAGCAGGTCTACCCCGACTTAACAAAAACTCTGATGCCGCATTTTTAC